ACCCGGACGAGCAGGCCAACGCCCTCGCCGGCCTCCACGCGGACTACGTCGCGTTTTTCCTGGACGAAGTAGGCGGCATTCCCCTGGGCGTGATGGTCACCGCGGAGGCGGTCCTGGCGGGCCACCACGGCCGCGCGCTGATTGTCATCGCCGGCAACCCGACGCACACCACCGGCCCGCTCTACCGGGCGTGCACGACGGACAAAGAGCTCTGGGAAATCGTCACCATCACCGGCGACCCGGACGATCCCATGCGGTCCCCGCGCATCAGCATGGACTGGGCGCGTGAGGAAATCGGCAAGTATGGCCGTGACAACCCGTGGGTTATGGTCAACGTCCTGGGGCAGTTCCCGCCCTCGAGCATCAACGCCCTCCTGGGTGTCCAGGATGTGGACGCGGCGATGCTCCGGCAGCTGGCCGAGGACGCCTACAGTTGGAGCCAGAAGCGCATCGGCGTAGACGTGGCCAGGTTCGGAGACGACCGAACCATCCTCTCGCCCCGGCAGGGCCTCATGGCGTTTCCGTTCACGGAGATGAGGAACGCGGACACCGCCCAGATCGCCGGCCGTGTCGCGCGAGGCGCCGTGCGCTGGGGGGCGGAGATGATCCTCATTGACGACACGGGCCACTGGGGCCACGGCGTCCTAGACCAGCTCACGACCGCGGGGTTCCCGGCCGTGCCGGTCAACTACGCCGGCAGTGCCATCGACCCGCGTTACCGCAACATCCGGGCAGAGAACTGGGTCCTAATGGCCAACTGGGTCAAGAAGGGCGGCAAGCTCCCGAACGACCCGGGCCTGGTGGCGGAGCTCACCGAGATCACCTACACGTTCGTGAACGGCCGATTCGTGCTCGAGGAGAAGGACCAGGTCAAGCAACGCCTGGGACGCTCCCCGGACAAGGCGGACGCGCTGAGCACCACGTTTGCCATGCCGGACATGCCTGGCGGCCTGGCGACGATGCTCCCGGGCTACCGCGGGCAGGGCGGCGTGGCCGTGGAGACGGACCCTTACGGCCTGACCGACACCGTCAACCGCTCGAGGACGCACCTGGCGGGCCACGTGGAGGCCGAGGACGACCCGTTCCGATGAGCGAGCCAGGCGACGGCCCGCTCTACCCGGAGACGATCCGCGACGTGCTCCCGCAGCTGATCGGGCGGACCATCGTGGACCTGAGCCAGCACGATCGGGACGAGCGCGAGGAGGAGGGTTCGTTCTACCTCGAGCTCCACCTGGACAACGGCGGCATCGTGCGCGTGCACTGGACTGGCGACGTGGACGTGGTCGCCCCGGACGGCGCCTGGCAACGCTACTGCCCTCACCTGGAATGTCCCTATGACGAAGAAACCGACGACGACCCGGTCTAGGGTCCGGCTGGCCACGCTCGAGGACTTTCCCGTGCTCCTCGCGCTGGCGCTCGAGTTCATTGCCGAGGATGCCCGCATGCGCGACACGGTCCCGGGCGAAGCGGACGAGCCAGGCATCTGGGCGTTCGGTCAGCGCATGCTCGAGACGGGCGGCCTGTTCGTGCTCGAGGCGGCGGACGGGGATGTGGTCGGGTTCATGGCCCTGAGCGCCTGGCCGAACGCCTGGACGGGCGAGCTGGTGGCCAACGAGGAAGCCCTCTGGATTACGCCCGGCGCCCGTGGTGACCTCCGCGCGCTATACAACCTGGTGGGGGCGGCGGAACTATGGGCTCGACAGATAGGGGCCGGATGCCTCAGAATGACCGCGCCCGAGCTGGGCAGTTTTGGGAAGTTCCTAGCGCGTGCTGGGTTCGTCCCTCTCGAGCGTGTCCTCCTGAAGCGAGTAGCCAATGGCCTCAGTGTCGAAAGCCCAAACGGCGCCAGGGATCAAACCCGTGGGCAAAGCGCCCATGAGTCCAGCCCAACGGAAGATCATTGAGGCTGGGGCAGCGAAGGGCGGCGCGACTGGCGCCCTCTACAAGACGATGCTCGAGCAAGACGACGCCCTCCTCGCCAGCGCCGACACGGCCGAACGCACCGACCTCCTGACGTCCGCCCCGGACCCCCTGAAGAATCAGAGCACGGCCCTGCAACGTGCAGCGCAAGCCCGGGATAAGGCGAAGCTCCGGGCCTCTGGCGCCGGCGTGAACAAGCCGACGAAGCCCGGCGCGGGCGCCACGCCTGGCCAGTCCGGCGTCCTGGGCGGGACGCGCAACTACTCGATCCTGGGCAAATAGATGCTCTCAGCCCTCGCCACGCGCATCTACGCCACTCCGCGGACCAAGCGCGACTATTACGAGAAGGTCAGCGCGGACCTGTTCCAGACCCGCAAAGGGTCCGGTTACGATGCCCATTGGCAGGACATCGCGGACTTCCTCTACCCCTCGCGGGTCCGGTTCCAGACCGCGGACACCAACCGCGGCGAGAAGAAGAACCAGAACATTCTCGACTCGACGGGCAAGTTTGCGATGGGCACGCTCCGCTCCGGCCTGCACGCGGGCCTGACGTCGCCGGCGCGGCCCTGGTTCAAGCTGGGCACCCCGGACCCCGACCTCGCAGAGCACGGGCCCGTCAAGGAGTGGCTCCACATCGTCACCGAACGGATGAGGACCGTGTTCGCCAGCACGAACCTGTATCAGTCGCTCCCGGTGATGTATGGCGACTTCGGCGGGTTCGGGACGGCCGCGTGCGGCATGTTCGAAGATTCGGAGGACCTGTTCCGCACGTTCGCGTATCCCCTGGGCAGCTACGCCCTTGGCATCAACGCCCGCGGCCTGGTCGATAGCTTCACGCGCATCTACCGCTACAGCGTCAAGCAAGTGGTGGAGGCGTTCGCCATCGGCCCGGACGGCCGGACCATCGACTGGTCGGTTGTCTCGAGCGTCGTGAAACAGGCGTGGGACGAGGGCAACTACCAGGCGCCCATCGACATCGTCCACGTCATCCAGCCCAACATCGACTATCGGCCAGGCAACCCTCGCGCGAAGTTCAAGAAGTTCTCGAGCTGTCACTTTGAGCAGGGCGACCGTTCCGCCGGCGGCATCGATCGGGAGAAGTTCCTCCGGGAGAGCGGGTTCGATGAGTTCCCCATCCTGGCACCCCGCTGGGAAGCGACCGGCGAGGACATCTACGGGATCGACTCGTGCGGCATGACGGCCCTGGGCGACGTCCGGCAGCTCCAGACGATGGCCAGGCGCAAGGGCCAGCTCCTCCAGCGCGCAGTCGCGCCGGCGCTGAAAGGGCCCTCGAGCTTGCGGACGCAAAAGGTCAGCCTCAACTCCGGGGACATCACCTACGTGGACGGGCGCGAGGGCCAGAGCGGCCTCAGCCCCATCCATGAGGTCCGCCTCGAGGGGTATCAACACCTGGTTGCGGACATGCAGGACGTCCGCGGCCTGATTCGCCGGGCGTTCTTCGAGGACCTGTTCCTCATGCTGGCCAGCTCTGACCCGTCTCGAGGGGCCCAGCCGATCACGGCCCGCGAGGTGGAGGAGCGCCACGAGGAGAAGCTCATCGCCCTGGGGCCCGTGCTCGAGCGCACGAACGACGAGCTCCTCGAGCCGCTCATTGACCGCACGTTTTACATGATGCTCCGCCGGCGCCTCTTGCCTCCGCCCCCGCCGGAGCTCCAGGGCGTCCCGCTCAAAACGGAGTTCATCAGCATCCTGGCGCAGGCCCAGAAAACCATCGGTGTGAGCGCCCTCGATCGGTTCGTGATTTCCATCACCCCGCTCATCACCGCGGACCAGTCGCTCCGCCACCGTATCAACGGCGAGCAGATCATCGAGGACTACCAGGAATACCTGGGCGTGGACCCGCGCGTGCTGAGGACCCCCGAGGAAGCGGCGGCCCTCCGTGACGCCGAAGCGCAACAGGCCCAACAGATGGCCGAGGCGGCCCAGATGAAAGACATGGCCAGCGCGGCGTCGATGGCCGGCAAGGAGCCGATCGCCACCGATAGCGCCCTCGATCGCGTGCTGCAAGGAGTGACTGGGTGAGCAACCGACACCGGCAGCATCAGCAGGCGGCGGCGACCCGGAACGCGGCGGACCCCAAGCAAGTGGCCCGCGCCGGCCGGCTCGAGGCCCTCATCCAGGAGCAGGACGAACGGGACCTCGAGGAGCTCCTGGCCCTGCCGTCGTTCCGTCGATTCAGCTGGCGCCTGGTCAGCGTGACGCGCCTCGAGGGGGACATCTGGGATCCCTCGAGCAAGATTCACGCAAACGCCGGCATGCAGTCCGTAGGGATTTGGTTCCGGGACCAGCTCGACCTGATCGGGCCGGACCACTACGGCAGACTCCGGGCGGAAGCGATCCGCCGGAACAAGCGGAGCCTCGATCAACTCGAGGACGCCCGCGAAACCACAGAGCCCGCAAGGGCGATCACCGCCGGCCAGGTCATTGACGACGCGGCCGACCGTGACGAGGAGAGGTAAGCATCATGACGACAGCAGCAGCAGCCGCCGGCGCGCAGGTTACCCCCGAAGCGCCCGCAGCCGCCGCCACCGCGGCGACGACAACCCCAGCGACGACTCCGACCACTCCGGCAACCGGGACTCCCGCGGCCACCGTGCCAGCGACGACTCCCGCGGCGGCGACCCCGACCGTGCCGGAACGCTACGAGCTCGCAGTGGACACCGCCGACGCGGCTTACGCCGACAGCCAGGACCTCGAGCGCATCGCGGCCACGGCCAAGGCAAACGGGTGGACCCAAGAGACGGCGACCGCGTTCCTCGCGGACACGGTTGTTCAACGACGGGCCACCAACGACGCCCTTTACATCGAGGCACAGGCGCACCCCGAAATCGGCGGCGCCAACCTCGCAGGCGCGGGCGAACGGGCCAAGCTGGTGATGGACAAGCACTTGCCAGCGACGGAACCGGACGGCGCGCGGCTCAGGAAAGACCTGGCCAAACTGGGATTGACCAATTACTCACCCCTGGTGGTTCTACTCTCCAGGATCGGAAAAGACTACGTCGAGGACTCCCCGGCGGGCGGCGGCACGGGCGCAGTTGGCCAAAAGTCAACTGAGGACACGCTCTGGCCCGACAAGCCGTAAGGTCCTCGAGCTCATAACGGAGCCGACACAATGACCCGATACGTTCTTCTCATCCTGGCCCTGGTGGGCCTCTACGTCACCGGCTTGCTCGAGCACGTGTCTGCCATGAGCGGCGGCACCACGATGGCCGTGACGGCCCTCTCGACGTCCTACCTGACCCTCCTCGAGATCGCCAAGCGACTCGACCCCAACGGCGCCGTGGCGCGCATCGTGGAGCTCCTCGAGCAGACCAACGAGATCCTCCTGGATATGCCGTGGAAGGAAGGGAACCTCATCACGGGCGAACGCACGACGGTTCGCACCGGACTGCCGGACGTGTTCTGGCGCATGCTCAACGCCGGCGTGCCGACGTCCAAGAGCCACACCGCGCAGATCGATGAAGCGTGCGGCATGCTCGAGGCCTACAGCCAGGTGGACCGTGAGCTCGCGGACCTGGGTGGCAACGCGAAGGCGGTTCGTCTCTCTGAGGCCCGCGCGTTCTTCGAAGCCATGAACCAGGAATTCAGCTCGACGCTGTTCTACGGCACCGCGCTGGCGCCGGAGGAGTTCATCGGCCTGGCGGCTCGCTACAGCTCCACGTCGGCCGGCAACGGGGACAACATCATCAAGGCGGGCGGGACCGGCTCGACGGACAACACGAGCATCTACCTGATCGCGTGGGACCAGGAAACCATCTGCGGGATCTACCCGAAGGGTTCGAGCGCGGGGATCAAGCACGAGGACCTGGGCGTGGAAACCGTGGAGAACGCGGGCGGCGTGACGGGCAACCTGATGCGCGCCTATCGTGACCACTGGCAGTGGAAGTGTGGCATCGCGCTGAAGGACTGGCGCTACGTCGTGCGAATCTGCAACATCGACGTGTCGAACCTCTCGAGCGCGTCCGACGCGGCGGACCTCCTCTACTACATGGCGGACGCGGAGGAGCGCCTCCCGAACAACCTCGGCCGGCGTGCGTTCTACATGAACCGCACGGTTCGCCGGTTCCTCCGTCACCAGACGCGCGAGCAGGTCAGCGCGGGTGGTGGCATCACGTTCGAGAACGTGGACGGTCGTCGCCAGTCCATGTTCGGAAACACGCCGGTTCGGACGACCGACGCCCTTCTCAGCACGGAGGACGTGGTCGCCTAGAGGCAACAGGCGATAGCTGAGGCTTTGTGCGGAGGCCGGCCAAGTGTGCCGGCCCCGCCCTCAATCCACTCTCTGAGAAGGACGATCAACCATGATTCTCGACTCTCTACTGCAGGTATCCGTGGCGCAGGCAGTGACCACGGCCGCCTATTCGACGTTCAGCGTGGACCTGGACAGCCCGACCGTGAAGCGCCAGGTGGGCACCGGCCAGCGTCTCAGCGCGATCGTGGTCGTCACCACGGCCGCGGCGGGCGACTCGGCCAGCTTCACCGACACGTTCGACTTCCTCCTGGTGCAGTCGGCCAGTGCGGATCTCTCGAGCCACGACACCCTCCTCACGGTGCGGCCAGCCGCGGCGGCCCTGGTGGCGGGCTATATGTTCGAGGTCCCGGTCCCGTTCGGCAAACCGACCAAGCAGTATCTCGGCCTCCGCTACGCGCCGGGAACGGGCGACACCATCACCGTCTCCGCCTGGTTCGTGCGGACGGACATGGTGCCGGCCTGGCTGGCCTACGCCAAGGGCTACGCGATCTAGGTCGCTGAGCTCGACGTCGTTCCTCGAGGCGGGGTTCTGGGCGCATGCCCGGGCCCCGTCTTTTCGCGCATCAGGCCACCAGGAAGGAGGGGCAGTTCCATGCCCCCAGATGTAGGCTCCACTCGGCAGGCGATTCGAAACTGGCTCGCAAAGGCCGGCCTCTACGTGCTCGATGATTCGCTCTCGATCGTGAGCGGGGAGGTCGGCGGCGGGACGCCTGGGGCCACGAGCCTGACGGGCGACGTCACCGGCACCATCAGCGGCCAGGCGATTCCAACCACCATCGGCGCCAGTAAGGTCACGTCCGGCATGCTGGCGGCCAGCGCCCTGGCGCTGATTCCCGCCGCGGGCGCGCGAACGCTCACCGGCGACGTCACCGGCAGCATCAGCGGGACGGACATCGCTACCCTGATTGCCGCCAATAAGGTCCTCACGGCCGCCATCCTCGACGGCAACGTGACCCTGGCCAAGCTGGCCAGCCTTGCAGCCTCCACGCTCATTGGGCGCATCTCCGGCTCTGGCACCGGCGTGCCGTCTGCGATCACCCTGGGCGGCGGGCTGAGCATCAGCGCCGGCGGTGTGCTCGACGTCACGGTCAGCGGGCTTACGGGCGTCATGCGCGTGGCGCGCAAGGTCCTGACCAACGCGGAGATCCTCCAGCTCTCAACCACCCCCATCGAAGTGGTGGCCGCGGGCGGGTCGAATACCATCCTGATCCCGGTCGCCTGTCGCGTGTATGGCAACTTGGCCGGCGGCACGATCGGCGGCGGCATCGGTGTGTCCCTGCGCTACGCGGGCGTAGCAACGGACCTTACGAACGTCTCACTCAACGCTTTGCTCAACAACAGCGTCAAGAGCGTGAGCCTGATCCCGACCACCCAATCCGTGGACCCTGGCACCGACTACGTGAACAAAGGCCTGGTCATCAAGGGCAACGCGAACGGCACGACCGGCAACTCGGCCAACTTCTGCGTGGTGGAAACGGCCTACTACTCGACCCTCGTTACCAACACCCCATAGGCATGCCGTCCGTCATCATTCACGGGAAGAAAATCACCGACCGCTCGCCCCGTCACGGGCGCCCGGAGTGCGAGCTCTGGGGCGTGACGCGGGCGAACGTCCATTTCTGGGACGGCAAGCTAGACGACTGGACGCGGTGGTTCGACATGCACCCGTTGACGCCTCTCCAGCACTTCAACGGCATCATGGACCGGCGACCGGAGGCCTGGGCCTGGTATCGACGCCAGGACGGGAGCCGGCCGATCTACCTCCAGGGCCCGCACTGGAACAGCGACCCGGAGCTGGCGGCCAGCCGGTTCGCGCAAATCCCCGGCGGGACCGAATTCCCGATCGAGCGCCTGGTGGAGAAATACACCCCGAAGGGCGAGCCGCTACCCAACTACCTCTGTCAGGTCGGGATGATGATGTGTTTCGCCCTAGATGAGGGGTTCGACCACATCATCCTCAACGGCATCGGGACCGTGAACAGCATCGAGCACCAACACCTCCACCGCGACATCGGTTACTGGGTCGGGTTCGCGCGAGGCCAGGGCGTCCAGGTGGACGTGGAGGGGCCCAGCTGTTTCAAATCACCCTCGCGCATCTACGGCTACCAGGCCCTCTATGCCGATGAGCTCATGGAAGCCCGGCGCCAGGCCCTCCTCAGCGCCAACGGCATGAGCCTCGAGAGCATCACCAAGCAGATCGCGCGGGACATTCGGCGCGGCCGTCCGCCGAAGTTCAAGGTATGACGCCCATGTTCGCGTTCCCGATCGGCCAATTCCTGGCGCTCATCCGCGTGCTCAAGGGTCACCACGTCACTGTGGTAGGGTCCGCCCCGCTGGCGGCGCCGATCGTGTTCCCGACAGTCGGGAAGGTCATCGCGGTGAACGGCGGCATTGCGAGCGTGCCGGGCCCGGTCGATGTGTGGCTGGTGAACTCGCGGATTGCGGCGTTCGAAAGCTGGGGCCCTGACCGCCGGGCCCTGGCGGCCACTATGCTCAAGACGGGCAAGGACCGGCTCATCGACCTGGTCGTGTTCCTCGCGCGAGAGGAGGAGGCGCCCGCGGTCACCAGCAAGATTCTCCGCAAGCAGGGGACGGTCTGGGAGCGGGAGATCGCCCTGACCCAGATCGAGCGGCGCGAAATCGAGCGCGTGGCCGGCGGGCGCGCGGGGGACATGGAATACGAGGCCCTGAGCGCCGGGTTCACGGCCGCGTGCTTCGCGTTCCAGGCCGGCGCCTCGAGCGTGACCCTCGAGGGGTTTTCCTGGGGCCCTGGCTACGCCTACCTGCCGACGTTCAAGCCGGAGGCCCGTGGGCACCTGGGACCGGACAGAAAGGCCCTGGCGAACCTCCTGGGGCGATACGATGGACGTTTCACCACCACCCTCGAGCCATCGAGGTTTCTACTCAGACGCGCAAAGGAGCGATACAGCATGGCAA